ACACGTGATGCTAAACTTACAGAAACAGATTGGACTGGTATGTCAGACGTTACAATGGCTTCTGATATGGCTACATATAGACAAGCACTAAGGGATATTACCTCGCATGCTAATTTTCCAAACTTAGAAGACGCCGATTGGCCGGAGGCTCCGTAAATGAGCAAATCAAGAGATATAGCCGATAGCGCGGCTACCATCAATTTTATTGATGGTGTAACATCAGATGTACAAACACAGTTAGACTCTTCTGCTACAGCAGGTTTAGCAACTGCGGGGCCTATCACCACTCCTGTAGTAACAGCCAACAGTATTGTTGCCACTGTTAGTGCAACTCTCGGAGCAGTAGGAGATGTAACTATTACCGGTGGTACAGCTGATCAGTACCTACAGACAGACGGAAGTGGTAATCTTTCTTTTGCTGATGTAGCAGGTGCCGGTAATTCAGTTTGTGCGACCACATTTCAATCTTGTCGACACCCTATATTGAATCTTTCGACAGCAAACTATTTTAAGATAAGAGCTACTAGCAATACTGCTGTAGATATAACAGGCAGCGGAGATTCTCTTACTATAGACTACTTATCTAACATATACACAACGTTATCTTTACCTGATAATTTTGTGACTGATGGCGCGACAGGTAATACTATTACGTCTCTTGCATTGAACAATCGCTATAAGATAGAATATAAGAAAGTTGGTGACGAGTATGTAGGTCAGACGCGTCACTTAGGATATTATCCTACTAAGGTAACAAAGCATGGAGCCTCAAGATGTCAATTTCCTTGTGGCCTCCGGCCGGATAGTACTTGCTTACCCTTAGGGGGAATGGCGGCAAATCAATATTATGTTTGCGAGACTGGAGCTCGGGATAACGTACCTGTCACATGGGACAAGTATGACTGCTTGTGCGGCAATATGGGACAGCTAGGCAATGACACCGCAAGAGGTGGTATGGATAGCTCTGCTGTTCGAACATTAACTTTCTGCTGCAAAGGTAAGTTGTATACAATTGCCCCAGGCAAGATCGCCTGTCAGTTCATTAGAGACCGCGTCAGCAATGTTTGTTGTATGTGTGAGATTAAAAAGAATGGCGCCTTTGCCCAAGTTTACGGCTACGGTCTTAAAGGGGAAAGGTGCTTACACTCTCTTGTAAACACATATGATCAGTCAACATTCACTAACGACAAAGCCTTTGTCAATTTTACGTGTAGCCCGGCGTGGACAAACTTTGAATGTTGCTACACTAACGCCGGCTGTTATCCGCATCACTACACGGGACATATTAAACCTTTAGGTGTGAGCGTATCGAGAGATTTACTACTATTAGCAGAGATGTCTTATAGATGTTGTAGTAAATATACTATGCAGATCATGTGCGTCCATCTCGAGGATTTCATGAACGGACGCTATCGTAAGATGGCAGCATCAGATACTACGTGTTTGTGTAATGTTACATCAGGAACTGGTAGTGGTGTCTGTATGGGGTGTGTGCAATCAGCATGGAGATCGTTGACGGCAACACCAAACTACGATTTTGATAAATGTACTATTCCACTGAAGGTAATGTCCGTGGTTCGGGCAGGGCAGCCAAACTATTGCATAAATCCAATAGTAGGAATGAAATTTTGCTTGAGACCTGTCTGGCCTAACGGCACAGACAATGGTCCGCTATGCACTGCAACCCAGGGTATTCAATGCATAATGTCCAACAGCGAAGTTCCGCTTGGCGTCGGCCGGTGCGGCGATTGTTGCGCCCAAGGTAACCAAGGTGTCATGGCCATGAGCGTCAATGGGGAATACTTGGCTATGATTGGTAGGAATAAATTTTCAGGTCATTGCATAATAAATCAAATAGTAGTATTACGAGACTGTGGTTATAACACTATGACCGGTTGCAATAACAACTGCTACGCGGTTATCCATTGCCTGGAATTTGGATCCAGGTACTGCGGTGCCAGCTGTTGTATGACTGCTTGGAACTGGGATAGTGATTTATGCCACCTGGTGCATGTACCTCAAATGTATTATCAATGCGTCAACAGCTATAATGAATCACGTATATTAAGTAGAACCACTACAGGAACCAGCTACGTAACGAGTTATTGTCAATGTATATGTACTGATACACATTCAACCGCTTGCCAACATATATGTAACAATATATGGCCTCGCCACGGAGCATACGCTTACTGCGACTCGCATCGGCCTAGCATATATGAGGTCGACACCAGTACACCTAGTCATTGCATATATTCAGGCAATGCATCGTGCACGACGGATTGTATTAACCCACCAGATGGATGTGGATTAACATATGATTCAGGTACATGTACCTGGAGTGTTGGAACGCAAAACTTTACTACTACCTGTGGTGCCAACGTCGCTCCTTGTATACTGTTCGGAACAAATAATTGTGAGCAAGCGCAGGGAATGACTGATTTTCAGAATCTGTATAAAACGGCAAATGGCGAGTATATGAGCCCTGATCAGATTTACCCTCTCTCTAACACCGAGCTTTTCTCAATATAGGAAATAACAGAAATGCAATTTAACAAAACCAGCCTAAAGGCAATATTTAACAGTGATGATACATTTAAAGAATTAGCCATAGAAGGGATAGGTAGCAGCGAGGATCACGAGATCCTCGCTGACGGCACTAGTTTGTACACTATCTACGAAAAGTATCCCGACACTCTTATCGAGTGCCCTCACAATTTTCGTTGGGAGCAAGCTGATACTCCGGTATTAGAAGATATAGAAGATTCTGATCCTGTTGAAAAGAGAGCTGTGTATGAATTAACCTTTTTCGAAAAAGAAGGTGATTCCCTTATCGAAGCTCAAGAAGTTACTATGGGTCAGTTACGGGAGGAGCGTACTAAGTTACTAGGGGAGACTGACTACGCAACGCTAAAAGCCTTTGAAGGTAGTACAACAGTATCATCTGATATGGCTACATATAGACAAGCGCTACGTGATTTACCTTCGACTGCTAACGTGTTCGCTATTGTATGGCCTACTAAACCTGAATAAAACGTGGCTTTTAGATTAGATATATAATACTATAGATAATACATTATTATTTTATAATAACCTTGAGGTGAAAGAATGAAGAAAGCTATTATGATTGATGGCGGCGCTGGTCGTGTTATTGCTGCTATACCTGCTCTAATCAAATACGTGAAGAAGAACCCTGATTATGATATATCAATACTAATCGGAGGATGGGATACCTTGTTATGGGGTATCCCTGAGCTCCAAGATATAACATACTCGTTTGATACTAAAGGTATATTCGATAATACTATTAGACTTTGCGATGAAGTAATCTCTCCGGAACCCTACAGATTACCCTCCTATTTCAACCAAAAAAAATCTCTTGTCGAGGCGTTCGACGAAGCTATTAACGGTACGGATGATCACTCTGATCTGGACGTACCGACACTAGTCTTGAACAAAGGAGAAGAGAAGGCAGCTGCGCAACTTATTGCCGAAGCAAAAGCCCAGCAGCAAAAACAAAAAACAATAGTCATACAGCCGTTCGGTCGGTCAGCTAACCGGGTAGATCAAAATGATATCATTGACGACTCAACGCGCTCTATTGAACCATCTGTATATCTTAAGCTGATTAAGAAGCTCTCTACAAAATATAATATTATCTTTTTTGGAGAAGAGAATTTTGTTGTTCCAGGGGATGATATAACATCGAAGCCAAAGGGAGATCTTAGATTGTGGGCCTCTATTATTGAAGCCTCAGACTATTTTATTGGATGTGACTCTCTCGGTCAACATATGGCCCGAGCTTTTAATAAGCCAGGTACTGTTATCATGGGGTCTACATATGCCATTAACACTACATATCCTGACTTTTTTAACATCTATGAGAAGCAAGGAGTAACAAAAAAATACTCTCCAATTCGAATGACAGGTCTTGACAGTCACTTAGCCGATAGAATTAATGATCGATGTATGGATCTAAGTGATGATGAAGTAAACGAATTATATGCCTCTATAGCAAATGACATTGAAGCAAAGGTAAAATAAATTATGAATATTATTGCAGTAAATCCCGGACATAATGGCTCTGCAGCTTTCCTAATGGATGGTGAGCTTAAGTTTTATATCGAAGAGGAAAGATTATCTCGTTCCAAGTATGATGGAAACCCATTCAGAGGTATACTCGAAGCGGTTAGATACGGTGTAGATGTTATAGTGCTAGGAGGAACTTCTGGCGAGTTTCCCACGCTTCCGTGGACAGGAGAGGATCCCTATACAGCACTAGTGCGTAAATTTTGTCCTAATGTTCAAACGATAAACCTAGGGGATCGACATCATCTTGGACATGCAGCTGAAGCATTTTACAATTCAGGTTTTGAAGACGCTGTTGCTGTAATCGTAGATGGGTCTGGTTCTCGTCACGATATTACACTCGACGAAGAAGGTAAGAATAAAAACAGCGGCTTCGAGACAGAGTCCATATATGATTGCTCATACCCTGCGAACATTGAGCAAGTGTTTAAAGGTTACGGAGGTAATAATGATACACAGAGAGTTTCAGGTGTAGGTTTAGAGATGGATTCTGCTGTTACTATAACAAAGGCCTTTGAAGCTGTATCTCATTATCTAGGGTTTGGTTTTATAGAAGCTGGTAAGACAATGGGGCTGGCTCCGTACGGTAGAGATGATGAAAGTATTCCTAAGCTGTTTATCAATGGCCGCGGAGATAAAAATGTTCTAATTCCTAACTACCCGGCTGGTGCATATATTGACCACACGCGGTACGAATCCTTGGCGTTAACGGGTGACCCTGCTGAATGGCACAATGATCCGTCTAAGGTTACAGACGCTGCTAAAAATCTTGCCTGGAGAGTTCAGCAAGAAACCCAAGAATTAGTAGGAGACTTGATCGATCGCGCAGTATCTGCTACAGGTAAAACTAATGTAGTAGTTGCAGGCGGATATGGTTTGAACTGTGTCGCTAACTACTATTTACAGGAAAGATTTCCTGATCTAAATATATGGTTTGATCCAATTGCTCATGATGGTGGCACATCTATTGGTTTAGCCAAGTACGTGTATCATACAGAGAAAAAAGATGAGACTATTAGACCCCTTACATCCCTATACATTGGAGCAGAGCGCGAAGAGCGAT